GAAAGTGATTGTTTAAGAAAGTGCGCTAAGTTGTTGATTTGTAATGGAAAACAGACCTGTCAAAAAGTGGCGCACAAAAAAAGTTTTGCAGAGTCCGTTGCGGAAGGTGTACGGATCTAAGGAAGAGACGTTGGAGATGGGGATGACAGAGGCTCAAAAAGAGGTGTTTTTGGCGATAGATGTGTGGTGGGAGCGGTTTGGGTACGGGCCGAGTCTGAGGAACATTTGTGAGTTGAGAGGTAAGCCTGGACTGGGTTCGACCAAAAAAATTGTTGACCGGCTTGTGAAGTTAGGGGCGTTGAAGAGGGTTGAGGGGATGGGTAGGTCTGTGCGGCCGACTTACATTTCATTCAAGGGCATGGAATGAAGCTAGACGATCTAGTGGCAAGTCTGACTCCTGCGGATCAGGAGAAGCTGTTACAGCAGGTACAGGATTACAAGGATGCTGTAGACAGGGAGAGGTGCCAGAAGAGCTTCATGGCGTATGTGAAGAAGATGTGGCCGGGGTTTATTCATGGGCGGCATCATGCGGTGATGGCTAAGAAGTTTGAGGAGATCGCGGAAGGAAAGTTGAAGAGGTTGATCATCAACCTTGGCCCTCGACACACCAAAAGTGAGTTTGCTTCGTATCTACTTCCTAGCTGGTTCCTGGGGCGGTACCCTGAGAAGAAAGTGATTCAGGCGTCAAACACTGCGGATCTGGCGGTGAACTTTGGCCGGAAGGTTCGTAACTTGGTTGGGTCTGAGGAGTACGCAAAGATCTTCCCGGATGTGGCTTTGAGACAAGACTCTAAGTCTGCTGGCCGGTGGGCTACTAATAAGAATGGTGAGTACTTTGCTATCGGCGTAGGCGGCACGATGACGGGTAAGGGTGCGGACCTGCTAATCATTGACGACCCTCACTCGGAGCAAGAAGCAGCCCTGGCTGCCGGAAGACCGGAGATCTATGACTCCGTGTTTGAGTGGTACTCATCAGGTCCAAGACAGCGTCTCCAGCCTGGAGGAGCTATCGTTGTAGTTATGACTAGGTGGTCAAAGTCTGACCTAACAGGTAAGATACTCAAGACCGCTGGAGAGTTGGGTAAGGAGGATGACTGGGAGGTGATTGAACTTCCGGCCATCATGCCTTCGGGTAAACCCTTATGGCCTGAGTTTTGGTCGTATGAGGAACTGTCGGCGCTGAGGGATGAACTGCCTCCAGCCAAGTGGAATGCTCAGTACCAGCAAAATCCCACGGCTGAAGAGGGCGCGATTGTCAAAAGAGAGTGGTGGAAGATCTGGGAAAGAGAAAAAGCTCCAAGATGTGAGTTTGTGATCCAGTCTTGGGACACGGCTTTTACTAAGGGTGAGCGAAACGACTTCTCGGCCTGTACTACGTGGGGAGTTTTTCACCTCAACGAAGACGAGAATGATGTAAACATCATCTTGTTGGATGCGTTTCAGAAGCGGATGGAATTCCCTGAGCTTAAAGAGAAGGCTCATGCTCACTACATTGAGTGGGAACCGGATGCTTTCATCGTGGAAGCCAAAGCTGCTGGTGCTCCGCTGATCTTTGAACTGCGGAAAATGGGCATCCCGGTGTCGGAGTACACCCCAAGTCGAGGCAACGACAAGTTTGTCCGCATAAATTCGGTGGCGGATCTGTTCCAGTCGGGTAAAGTGTGGGCTCCTGACACACGATGGGCTAGAGAACTCATCGAAAACATGGCCGCTTTCCCCAACGCCGAACATGATGACCTTTCTGACAGCGCCGTACAGGCCCTGATCCGCTTCCGGCAAGGAGGCTTCCTTCGCCTACAAACAGACGAACAGGATGAAATGCGGTCTTTCAAGCGAAAAGTCGCCTTTTACTAAGGATTTGACATGGCAACAAACATTGACCAAGCCCTTGTGCCTATGGACATGGGCATGATGGGTGAAGAACCTGCTATTGAGATTGAAATTGAAGATCCCGAGAGCGTAAAAATTGGGATTGATGGCGTTGAAATTGATTTAATGCCAGAAACTGAAACGGCAGAAGAATTTGACGCCAATCTAGCGGAATACATGGACGACGGCGATCTTCAATCGCTGGCTTCTGAGATTATTTCCCTGGTAGACGCGGACATTAACTCCCGAAAAGACTGGGCTGAGGCCTATGTTAAAGGGCTGGAAGTCCTTGGAATGAAGTACGAAGAACGTACTGAGCCTTGGAACGGTTCATGTGGCGTGTACAGCCCGCTTTTGACTGAAGCTGCCGTCAGGTTTCAGTCAGAATTGATCACCGAGACATTTCCAGCACAGGGTCCTGTCAAGACCAAAATCATTGGGGCTATTGACCGATTCAAGGAAGAGGCTGCTGAGCGTGTCCGCGAAGACATGAACAACTGGCTGACAGAGGAGATGATTGAGTACCGCCCTGAGCATGAGCGGCTGCTGTTTAACCTGGGCCTTGCGGGTTCAGGGTTCAAAAAAATATACGCCGACCCGAATCTGGAGCGTCCTGCTGCGCCGTTTATCCCGGCAGAGGACATGATCATCCCGTACGGGGCCTCAAATATTTACAACGCTGAGCGTGTGACACACCTCATGCGTAAGACTGAGAACGAAGTCAAAAAACTGCAGGTTGCAGGGTTCTACCGCGACATTGAGCTAGGTGAGCCCACTCGTTTCTTCACTGACGTTGAGAAGAAAAAGGCTGAAGAACAAGGGTATACCCTAACTGATGATGACCGTTATCAGTTTCTTGAGGTTCACGTTGATTGGGACCTAAAGGGTTACGAAGACCCAGATGGAATTGCCCGTCCGTATGTCATAACTATTGAACGTGGCACTTCTAATGTGCTGGCAATTCGCCGTAACTGGAACGAAGACGACGACAAAAAGCGCAAGCGCCAGCACTTTTCACAGTACACGTACATCCCTGGATTTGGACCCTACGGTATCGGTCTAATTAGTCTGGTCGGTGGCTATGCCCGTGCAGGTACAAGCATCATCCGCCAGTTGGTTGATGCAGGAACACTAAGCAACCTGCCCGGTGGCCTGAAGAGCCGTGGCTTGCGAATCAAAGGCGATGACACCCCTATTGCTCCGGGAGAGTTCCGTGATGTAGACATTCCTTCTGGATCGGTCAGGGACAACATCTTGCCTCTGCCGTACAAAGAACCTAGCCAAGTCTTGGCTCAGTTGCTAGAGCGCATCACGGAAGAAGGCCGACGCCTTGCCGCGATTGCTGACCTGAAGGTCAGTGACATGAGCGCACAGGCCCCGGTCGGTACTACGCTGGCTATCCTTGAGCGACAACTCAAAACAATGGGTGCGGTTCAGGCGCGGGTGCACGACAGCCTGAAAATGGAGTTTAAACTGCTCAAGGCAGTTATCCGTGACTTCACGCCGCCGGACTATTCCTACACGCCTGTTGGTGCCAGTCGTAGAGCCAAGCAGTCTGACTATGATCAAGTAGAGATCATTCCGGTTAGCGATCCAAACGCCGCCACGATGGCGCAGCGGATCATGCAGTACCAAGCGGCACTGCAGTTGGCCCAAGGCGCTCCGCAGATCTACGACTTGCCTCAGTTGCACCGTCAGATGTTGGAGGTGCTGGGCATCAAGAACGCAGAATTGCTGGTCAAGCTGCCGGAGGATCAAAAGCCTCAGGACCCCGTGACCGAGAACATGAGCGTGCTCATGGGCAAGCCCATCAAGGCGTTTGCGTACCAAGACCACGACGCGCACATGGCAACGCACCAAGCGTTCATGCAGGACCCGAAGGTGATGTCCACGCTGGGCCAGAACCCGATGGCGCAGCAGATGATGGCCGCACTCATGGCTCACATTGCAGAGCACGCTGCGTTTGCATACCGGGCTCAAGTTGAGATGGCCTTGGGTGTGCCACTGCCTACGCTAGATGAAGAGTCTAACGCACCTATTGCGCCTGAAGACGAGAAGGCGTTGGCTCCGTTGATCGCTGCCGCCGCGCAAAGGACCATGGTCCAGAACCAAGCGATGGCTGCGCAACAGCAGGCTCAGCAACAAATGCAAGATCCAACGCTGCAGATGCAGCAGGCGGAGTTGCAATTGAAGCAGGCTGAGATGCAACGCAAGGCTCAGAACGACCAAATGGACTTCCAAATTGCGCAGCAAAAGCTGCAGCTTGAGGCGCAGCGCTTGCAGCTTGAGGCCCAAAAGAACCAGGGGGAAGACCCTCGGCTTAAGGCTATGCGGGCGCAACAGGAACTGCAACAGAAGGAGCAAATGCACCAACAAAAGATGCGTCAGCAGATGCAATCTGACGCGATCAAAACCAGACAACAGGCTATGCGGGCTGCGCAACAACGCTCGTCAAAGCCGGCAAACAAGGAGTAATAAATGGCTACCACTGCGTTTGACGTGGTTGTTAAAGAAATTGAGGAGCGCCGTGAGTCCATCGCACAGGCGCTTATCTCAGGCTCGGCTAAAGATTACGCTGAGTACAAATTCATGACGGGTGAGATCCAGGGTCTCTCACGCGCTCATGCTTTTATAACCGACCTTGTGCGAAAGATGGAAAACGACGATGAGTGAACTACTCCTGAGTGACGGTGCAAGCACCACGGTACTGCCACAAAACGATGCTGAGAAGGCCCGTCAGGTACCTGATCCGGTGACTTATCACCTCTTGTGCATGTTGCCAAAAGCTAACGACGAGTACGAAAGTGGACTGGTAAAGGCTGGGCAGACGATGCACTTTGAAGAAGTGATGAGCCCGGTATTGTTTGTCGCCAAAATGGGACCTGACTGCTATAAAGACCCTATTCGCTTTCCTTCAGGTGCGTCCTGCAAGGTAGGTGACTTCATACTTGTCCGTCCTAACACGGGTACGCGGTTGAAGATTCATGGGACTGAGTGGCGCTTGATCAATGACGACAGCGTTGAAGCTGTCGTACAAGATCCTCGCGGAATCCAGAGAGCATAAGGAGTAGCACATGGCTGAATACAAGTTCCCTGACGAAGTTGCAGAGGAAAAAAAAGACGCGCCTGAAGAACTTCAAATTGAAGTTGAAGGTGATACAGAAATTGAGGTTGTAGACGACACGCCTCCAGAGGACCGTGGGCGCAAGCCCATGAAGGAGGCTCCTGCAGAAGTTACTGACGACGAGTTGGAGCAGTATTCTGAAGGCGTTAAGAAGCGCATCCAGCACTTTTCCAAGGGATACCATGAAGAGCGTCGAGCCAAGGAAGCGGCTCTGCGTGAGCGCGAAGAAGCAGTACGACTAGCGCAATCTCTTGTTGAAGAAAACAAGCGCTTGCAAGGCAGTTTGGGTCAAGGCCAGCAAGCGTTACTTGAGCAGGCTAAGAAAGTAGTTGCTAACGAAGTTGAAAGCGCTAAAGCCAAATACAAGCAGGCTTATGAAGCTGGTGACTCAGAAGCGTTAGTTGCTGCTCAAGAAGAACTGACTGCTGCAAAAATTCGCGCAGAGCGTGTTAATAATTTTAAGCCGCCTGTTGCGCCTTCTCCGGCACCTGTGGTACAACCCGCTCCACAGCCTGAGTATGTGCCGCAGGTTGACTCTAAAGCTAGAGCGTGGCAAGAAGCCAATTCCTGGTTTGGGGCCGACAAAGAAATGACAGCACTTGCTCTGGCAGTACATGAAAAACTTGTGGAAAGCGGGGTGAACCCAACAAGCGACGAGTACTACGAGAAGATCAATTCCCGTGTACGGAGTGTTTTTCCAGATGCGTTCCCCTCGGAAAAACGTAAGTCGTCTGTTGTAGCACCCGCTACGCGC